GCAATGGATGGAATGTTATTCATTGATGGGTTATGGTCTGACAAGAATACATATGCACCGATGGGTCCAGGGTCCATTAGAGGACTTAATAGGTTGTTAGATAGACCTTTACTTAAAAAGTTTAAAACAATTGAATACAGAGCAAATGTGCAAGCTCTAGCTGAAGAATTAAACTTAAGGGCATTGGATATTGAACATTCATTATGTGAGTGGGACAAATACGAAAGATTACTTTTCAATGATGGGTCTTACAAAAGATTTTACAAGAAAGATTTTACTTTATAAAAATCTTTACTATATTTAACATATAAACAATTAAACTATGAAAGATAATATTTTACAACAGGCACTAGGCATCGTGTATGACCGTAGTGAAGAAAAGCACCGTCAGTATGGTGATTTTCATGAGAGCATGGAACGAGCAACCAGCATTTACAATTTGATGTCAAATAACAAAATCAATGTTGAAGACATGTATAAAGCGATGGTTGCAATGAAGTTCTCAAGAGAAGCTTATTCTCACAAAGAAGATAATTTATTGGATGCTGTTGCATACCTATCATCAATGAACGATTACTTAAACAAAAAATGACTATGATTATTAAACACACATTAGCATCGGCAAAAGACCGCAAACCAACCATTTTGAATACTCAATTAAAAAGATTGGTTGACACAACAGGAAAAGAAAGTATTAGTTTGTTTTATCCAGACTATTCTCACGTGATTACTTATGCTCCATCAAGGGGAGGACTAACCTGGTATGGTGATAAATCATTACCCGAAGAAGCACCACAACCTTTGATTGGTAATCCAGTTGATTTGGAAGTTAAAGTGTTTAAACCCATTTTAAGACACGAATTATCACCGATACGTGTTTGGGCTTTAGAAAGAAATCTTATTCAAACAGGGGATGCGAAAACACAATACATCAAGCTTATGGAAGAAGCAGGTGAACTTGCTCAAAGTATCTTAAAACAAAATGAAAAAGAGTTTGTTGATGCATTGGGTGATATGGTGGTTGTATTGACAAACCTTGCAGCAATTAAAGGATATAATCTTGAAGATTGTATTAACATGGCATACAATACAATTAAAGATAGAAAAGGTTCAATGGTGAATAACACATTTGTTAAGAATGAAAAATAAACATAAGTTTTATTTAAATATTGCAGAAAGCGTAAGTAAGGCCTCATATTGTAAGCGATTACAAGTTGGGGCCATACTTGTTAAAGATGACAATATTATTTCATTTGGTTATAATGGAACACCAAAAAAGTTTGATAATGATTGTGAATGTGATGGAATTACAAAACCTGAAGTATTGCATGCAGAAAGCAATTGTATCACAAAGTGTGCATTGACAACCAATTCATCAAAAGGTTCAACCATGTATGCAACCCATTCTCCATGTATAGAATGTGCAAAACTTATTATACAATGTGAAATAAAAGAACTATATTTTAATATAGAATATAGAGATTTATCTGGAATAAACTTATTAAAGCAACACGGAATATATGTTAAACAACTTTGAAACAGCTCAAGAAGCATTTGAGTATTTTTTTAATTACATTATGTCAAATGGTAAACAAAGCAATAATACCATTGAATTACATAATATTGGGTTTTATATCAATAAACCACTAGACAACGAAATTAACACACCATGGAGAAAATGGAATAAAGATTATGCTGAATACGAGTGGCAGTGGTATTTGTCTGGAAACAGAAATATTGATGACATTTCAAAGCGTGCAAAAATCTGGGCAACCATAGCAGATGAAAATGGTAATGTCAATTCAAACTATGGTTATCAGTGGAACAGGAATAATCAATTACAAAAAGTAATTGATATGTTAAGAAATGATAAAACAACCAGACGTGCATCAATATCTTTATATGACGGAAAAGAAATTGATGAATATAAAAAAGACACGGTATGCACGTATTCAATCAATTTTTATTATGACAATGACAAATTAAATATGTCAGTTTTAATGAGAAGTAATGATTTGGTATATGGATTTTGTAATGACCAATATTGTTTTTCAAGATTACAAGAAATGGTATGCAAAGAATTAAATGCAGAAATTGGAACTTATTATCACTTTGCTCAAAACTTCCATATATATAAAAGACATTTTGACATGAACAAATAATATGAGAATATCCACAACAATTGTATTTGAAAAATTATTAGAGAGTGATGACTTTGATAAAAGAATTGTTGTAGCTCAAGGTGGTAGTAGAAGTGGAAAAACATTCAATATCTTAATATATTGGATTTATAGATTATTAAAAGAAAATAATAAAACTTTATCAATTGTTAGAAAAACATTACCATCACTTAAAAACTCTGTATTAAAAGATTTAATTGAGGTGTTGGAAATGTTTAATATGTATGACCCAACAAAGCTACACAAACAAGAGGGTTATTATGAATTAAACGGAAATATTATAAACTGGTTCTCAGTGGATGAACCACAAAAATTACGCGGTTCAAAGCGTGATTATTTGTATTGTAATGAAGCAAACGAATTATCAATTGAAGATTGGAACCAGCTAATCTTTAGAACAACAGATAAAGTAATATTAGACTTAAATCCAAGTGAATTATCGTGTTGGGTATATGACCTTGAAAACAGGGATGATTGTTATTATTTCAAAACAACCTGGAGAGATAATCCATTTGTTGATAAAAATATTATTAAAGAACTTGAAGCACTAAAAGACAAAGATGAAAACTTATACAGGATTTATTCTTTGGGTGAAAAAGGTATTGCAACAACCCTGGTCTTCAATAAGTTCAATACGATTGAAAGAATACCACCTGAAGCAAAATTATTAGGCCGTGCTATGGACTGGGGTTATAATGACCCTACAGCACTGGTTGAAGTATATATCAATGATGATATTTTGTATTTAAAAGAATTATTATATTCAAAGGGTCTTACCATACCAGATGTGATTTATAAGCTCCAGGAATTGAATATAGACAAAACAGATACAATATGGTGTGATAGTGCAAGTCCACAAAATATTGAAGAACTAAGACGAAACAAATATAATGCAAAACCAGTTAATAAACGTTCAATATTGCATGGTATTGACTTAATGAGAAGACACCATATTTTTATTACAAAAGATAGTTCAAATATATTATTTGAGTTTGGGTCTTATAAATGGAAAACAGATAAAAGCGGAATACTACTTGACGCACCAGAAGATAACCATAATCATGCGATTGATTGTGTCAGGTATGTATTAGAAAGCGAATTAAATAAAAGAAGTGGAAAAATTACAATTGTATGATAGAATTAGTTAATGGAAATGAAGTTATAAAAGTCGCAGAAGAATTAACAATTGCGATGTATCAAAAACTTGAAAAGAATAAAGATTTGTATTTAGCAGATACAATACAAATTATTAGTTTATTCACTGGACTACCAGTTAAAAAATTAAAAACATTACAACCCAAGACAATTAAATTATTGGATATGTATATCAGTTCAAAAATTAACTTTACAAAAAGTAATCAATTGATTTATACATTTATTCATAATGGTATTGAATATGGATTGGAGAAAGACTTTGGTAAAATGTCATGGGGTGCTTGGGTTGATTTGGAAGTGTATAGTGTCGGTGATGATATTACAAATAATATTAATAAAATCATGAGTGTATTATATAGACCAATTGTTAAAAAAGATGGTGCAAAATATACAATTGAAGAATACGACAGTAATACAATTGATGAGAGAGCTGAAATATTTTTAGAATTACCGATTAGCTATTGGTGGGAAATCAGCGATTTTTTTTTGCGCACCGCAAACTCATACATTACAAATATAAATCGTTCTTTGGAACTGAAGATGAAGTTGAACAACCTGATGGAGACGGGGAAGATGATATTCCCAAAATGGATGCGAGACAAGCTACCGCGAGGTTTTACTTTGAATTAACATATCTTTTAGCTAAAGAAGATATTACAAAAATAAGTGATGTTGAAAAACAAAAGCTGTATTTATGTTTAAATGTTGCTGCGGTAATTAAAGATAAAGCAGTTAAACACAATGACGAAATAAGAAAAATAAAAATGGAAAATGATAAATTATTAAACAGTTATAAATAATGGAACATTATATAAGCTTTCATAAGGTATTAGATTATCTTAAACAAGAACAACAGCAGTCTCCTAGATTAAATGATTTTGGTTATGGTGATTTGGTGTATTTTATGAATGATAGTGGAACAACCACAACATATCCATTTTTATTCGTGACCCCTATAAATATTGCTTATGCTGAAAATACAACCACATATTCATTGCAAATGATATTTGCTGATATTGTTAATACAGACTTATCAAATGAAAAAGATGTTGTGAGTGATATGAGTTTGGAAGCAAGAAGATTTTTAAGCGTTGTTAAAAGAGGATTTTTGGATGATAAAATTGATGTGGTATTACCAGCTCAAGCAACCAGCTTTTTTGAAAGGTTTAATGACCACGTTGGGGGTGTTGTATTAAATGCAGATATTATTGTATTTGAAGATATAAATGCTTGCGACCCTTATCCAACACCAGCAAGTGTTGATAATTTATATGCTTGGT